ACGTTGCCATTTGTATCGACAGGCGCTTTTCGGATTATGAATATTCTGGAAGTATGGACAGGCGACTGTTGGAGTCGCGTCCGACGTGTTATTCGACACAAAACCGTCAAAAAGATGTTTCGTGTGCTAACACACACGGGATGCGTCGATGTAACAGAGGACCACAGTTTGCTTGATAAGGATAAAAATAAAATCAAGCCAACCGAGTTGAGTGTTGGGTCAGAATTGTATCACAGCTTTCCGCCAAAGGAAGACTTTTTGGAAATGGAAATTAAAGATGCAATCATTGAAGGCAAAGTCTACGAGTGCGTCCAATGCAAAGAGCACAAACTGGAATTTGAGTTTTATAAAAATTATAAAAAAATATGCAAGGAATGCGTGTTTAAAAAGAATCACGAAAAAGAACGTAAAACTCATAATACAGAATATGTATCAGAGACAGACTATACGTGTAATCCATCAGAGCATTTATGTGATGACTTGGCATATGTTTGGGGTGTATTTTTTGCAGAAGGAAGTTGTGGCAAATATAAAACTAAAACGGGGTTTAAAAATTCATGGGCCATTAATAACCAAGATCTTGAATTGCTTGAAAAATGTAAAACAATATTAGAAAAATGCGAACCATTATTTGGCTGGAAAATATTGGATACAATGAAAAGTAGTAATGTCTATAAATTAGTTCCTTTGGGTCATTTGTCTTTTATTGTAAATAAATGGCGACGTTTATTTTATGATAAAGAAGGATACAAAAAAGTGCCTTATTTCATATTGAATGCTAGTGATTCAATGAAAATTGATTTTTTTAATGGATATTATATTGGAGATGGAGATCGTCATACATTTGAACGAATTCATCAATATAAGTTTGATATCAAAGGAAAAATCGGTGCACACGGTCTGTATACCTTGTTGCATTCGCTTGGATTCACCATCGCGATGAATACGCGTACAGATAAAGAGAATATTTATACGTTGCATACATGCGAAACCTTTCGCGCAAATCCGGATGCAGTCAAGAAAATCATCGCGTTGCCAGACACCAAAGCCGACGACTATGTGTACGACATTGAGACCGAGTCGGGACGATTTTTGGGAGGCGTGGGTCGCATTATCCTTAAAAATACGGATTCCTGCTACATTAACTTTTCAGAATATGCAGATAAAACCAATGCCAAAGATCTGGATTCGTTTTGTCGCCAAGTCGAGTCGGAAATCAGTTCGTTGTTTCCAAAACCGATGAAGTTTGCCTATGAAGAGCAGATTTACTGGCGGTATCTTATCTTGACCAAAAAGCGGTATATGGCCCTGAAATGCGATTTGGATGGCAATGTCGACAATAAGATTGCCAAACGCGGGGTGTTGCTGAGTCGACGCGACAATAGCAAGTACATTCGCGACACGTATGCCAACACAATCTTGAAATCGTTCTATCGCGAAGACTTGGACGTGGTGTTGATGAAACTGTTTGAGGACGTGAAAAAGCTGTGCGTAAATGCATTGCCCGTGAAGGATTTGGTGGTGACCAAAGGCATTGGGGCGATTGCCGATTACAAGATACGGCCGTTGCACGTCGACGACAAAAAGTGCAAGAAACGTTTACAGGAACTGGGGTTGTACCACGAGGAAGCCAATATGGATGTGTTGCGAAATATCATTACGGCATTTGGACGAAAAGAGGATGTGGAGGATGAATCGTACTTGCACAATTTAGAGTACTTGATTTTCAAAGAGTATGTCAAGCTGTCGTTGCCGGCACAAATCCAGTTGGCGGAACGGATGCGCGCACGGGGGTCGCATGTGTCGGCGGGGGAGCGGTTGGGGTATGTGATTACACAGAATGGCGACAAACTTGGTGAAAAGATGGAGGATACCGATTATTTCAAGGAGCACGCCGAGTCGCTAAAAATTGATTACTTGTATTATATGAAACTGATGATCAACCCGTTTGATGAGGTGTTGGAGACGGTGTACGGGGAGAAGGATTTGTTTAAAAAATTCTACAAAACGCGGGAGCAGTTCAAGAAGGTGATGGATCAGTTGCAAAAACTGTTTATGCCACGACTGCGATTTATTGAGTGAGTCATAAAAATGCCTAGTAAATTATTATTTTTTGTTAAAAATAATAAGTGATAAATAAATGAGTGCAATATACAATTCCACGATGAATTATTCATCAAAATCATATTTGGATACATTAGGTTCTATTTCGTTATTGAATTCTTTACAAGTTGGCGCACCTACCCCTACAACTATGGCAACAACTAATACAGATCTATCTGTGTCGGCAATTTTAAACGTGCTTGATTTTTTTAATACAAATCAGTTAAATAGTTGTGATGTTGCAACCTTATTAGCCCCTATTATATCAGATCCAAATTTTACAATGACTAATACAAGCGGTTTAACAGCCATTTATAATGTGATTAGTTCAATTAACTTATCGGTAACAGATCTTGCAAAATTAACGGGGACAATTATTGCGTCTGATTTATCAAAACCTTTTATTATACCATCTATTACAGTTCCATCGTCGTTTCAAAATATTGCACTATTTTCAACACAACTTTCTTCCTCTATCCAGAAAAGTGATATCAAATATTATATATCCACCTCTTCAAACTTTTTAGGAGGCAATTCACCATCTTTATGTGACAAATCATTTCAAAAGATAAATACGATTGTAAATGAAATCTATGAAATGAAGCCAGAGTTAATAGAGTATAAACAAAAATCGACTAATTTTCCTATATTTACATTTACGGAACTACTGTGCGATACGGATGGAAAAAATACATATTTGTGTAGTATACGTGTTATTTTTTATTCTACAACATTGTACAATTCAGTCGATCAGACTTTTCCAAATGCATTGTATTTTGTTATTAGTCATATGAATGTAAACTCGATGAGTAGTTTAAACGTGTTTAATAATGTTTTAGACCAAATCAGTAGCACAAAACGTTTGATGAATTTTAGTGTTCTTGTATTGAAAAAATTAAATAATACAGTGCCATTTGATGTAAAAACAAAAACATTTACAGATTATATTACAAATAGCAAATTCAAGTCGAGATTTGGAGGAAGTGGAATTTATATCTTTTTTTACACATTAGCTAGCGATACGTATAAAAATGTGCTAAAACCATATGATGATTCACAAAGCTATGATACAGTGCTTTTGCATGAACAAAATCCGGAATGGAAAGGCGCAGATAGTAAATATTTATTTGCATTAGGAAACGATTTGATAGTTAGTCAAGCCACCTACAATATCTATAAAAGTTTATTGAATTATTTTGAATTTCGAAAAGATATGCAGTTTGGAACAAATTATAAATGGAATTATGGGCAAAAACATTCAAGTTGTATGCTATTTGAGGAGTCGAATATAACTTATATGTTTGGATGCGGTGTCAACTTGGAAACGTTTATACCAAATTCTATACAGTCGACTGGTGATACATTATTATCTGGTGATCTAAATATAAAGGATATTAAAGGTAACCCTATTTTCCAGATCAGTAATAGCGAAAAAAAGGTTACGAGTGCATATAAAGTTGGTGTTGGAAAAGATCAGCCACAGACCACGATGGATATCGAAGATACATCAATGGCTTCTATCTTGAGTGTGATTGATAAAATTTCAAAAGCTGCGCAACTTATTAATAGAAACATTGATTTATTAAAAAATGCAAATTTATCAACCACATCATTCTCACAAGTGGTACAAGAATTTATAGATCCAAATAATCCAATTAATAATTCACCTTTAAGCCAGATGCCATTTTATTATGTTTCAATATATGAATTAAATTCTAATTATACAGTTGCAGATCAAACTGTTCAATACAATTGGTTATTTGGTACCAATCCATATACTAAAATATGGGACACTATTCCGTCAAAGGTGTCATCTTTACCTTTATCAAACCAGACACAATTTCTTACTTCCTACATGACAACTTTGTTTCAGAAAACATTTGTAGATAATAATACGGATGTAATGTCAGCGATTACAGTGGACTGGTTGTATGGTAAAAAACACGCCTTTAATAAATTTTTCGTAAATGCAATCAATGGAAAAAAATACTGGATTGGGGTAGGCGTTGACTTGCAACAATACAATTTACGATACAATACAAATGACAATATTGAAAGACTATTCAATTGTATAAATACGTATCAATCATTGTTACAAGTTATTATTCAGCCTAATTTTATTCCTGTAGATACCACCACTAGAATTCCATTTACAAATTACATTCAGCCATTAGAAGCGTTAAAAACTAATATAGCAATGTATGGAAATCCGACAGCGATTCGAAAGTATGTTATAACATCAGTTACTGATTTTCAAGTTTACAATGCAGTAGATTTTGATTATACAAAGCAGACAAGCACTCTTAAAGACATGGCAGCATTATTTAATACACCGCTGACCTATACACTTGATAGCAATTCTAATATAATGTATCAATCGATTATTTCAAAAATTAAAAATTCGCCGTCTGGCCAAAATGGCATTGTATGGTTTGAAGATTCAAAAGAATACTATGCATCTGTTTTTTATTGCACAAATGATTCTCTTAACGTGAAGACAATTATATCCATTGAAATTCGCCTTGATACATTTATTATACCGACTTTAACGGTGAAAGGCGATACACGTGTTAATGGTGAATTGTCTACGCGTGTATTAAATCAGCCTTCCAATTTTACAACGATTGATCCAGATCGACATTTTATTGGGTTTGGAACGGATGAAAGAGAATTGTATTATAGTTACCTAACACCAAATACAAAATCACCTTTCTTTTACGTCTCAAATGCCAATTCAGATATCAATTATCCATGTGCTGTCTTTGATCGATCCGATGTAAATGATTCTTCGCCCATTTCGACGATTGTTAATGTAAAAAGAACTTTAAACACAATAAGCCCGGTTGGAGCAGGCCTTGATATGGGATTTGAAATTACAAAAAGTAATGGACAAACACAGCGGTTGGGATCAATTGGCATGACAATTGAAGTTGAAGAAGAATCCAAACTTAATTGTGGCTTTTTTGTAAAGAAATTTGATGTATTAAATAACATTGACACCAATTTAATGTATATATCAAACGCTGGAGAACTTTCTGTAAACTCAATACGTTTAACTGGAGACGCTCTTCCATATTCTATAAGTGGTGATGAAACATTGACAATTAATTTGGGGGTATCGACGTTTGGCTCACAGACAGTTGATTTAACTAGTAATGTTACTAAAATAGCATATAGCAACGGTCTTGAAAATGGAACCTATACTATTAAAATTAATTTAAATGGCAAAACCATTAATTACACAAATTCTCCAACTATTTTTAATGTCACTATAAATACAAACACAAATAATTCTGCTACTGTATTACTTGCTAAAGTTAATGTATTTAAAACTGATAATAATACGACACAATACTTTACAACTATGACATATTATTAATCTTTTTGGCCTAACTAAACATCTGATGCATCATAATTCGTTGGATTGGATCAAACTCTTTACAATTCGATTGGGCTTGTAATCATATTTATTTCTTATTTATCTAAGAAATAATAAATATGGACAAGACCAGTCCGGCTTACAAAAAAGCCATTAAAAGGGCCAACAACGAATATGGTAAAAAGTCGTCGATCTACAGATCAAGCCGTATTGTTTCGCTGTATAAAGAAAACGGCGGCAAAATCAGCCCCAAAAAGGGTCAAAAAAGCAATCCTAAAAAGGGCCTGACGCGTTGGTTTAAAGAGAAATGGGTCCAAGTGGTGCCTTACTTGGAGAAAGGAAAAATCATCGAATGCGGTGGCGAGAATATGAAATGGAAACGAAGCGCGGGCAAGGCGTGCCGACCGTTGCATCGCATCACGGATGAGACGCCGATTACCATTGAGGAGTTGCTGAAATTGCATGACAAAAAGGACATCATAAAGATGGCAAAGAAAAAGGAGAAAAGCCCGTCAAAACGTGTTTTGTGGAAAGAAAATCGGTTTAGCGAGTAAAGTTATAAAAAGTATAAAATATTAAAAAAATTTTTATAAAAATTTATAAAAATTATATATTCACATAAATTTTTATAAAAATTCATTGAAAAATGTTCCATAATATAAATTATATAAAATTAAACAAATATCATGGAATTTAAAGTAATATTAAGTAGAAAAATTTATAGTAAAACAAAGAGTTTACAAATTAAGTTTATAATAATAAAAATTAACAATTGAGTAATTTTTATTAATTTATTTTTGACAATTTTTATTTTTCAACACCCACATTCCATGAGTGTGTAGATGTAAAAATTTTTTCAGAATTTGATTTTTAGAAATATTTGAAACTAGAACTTTTTAAAGCATAACAGGTTAACTCGCTTTTTTAATGCAAAAAATAAATTATCGATTTTTCATATATTCTAATATATTTATTCTAAAATTTAATTACTTTAATAAAAAATTATTAATATTTAATAAATATATATTAATATAAAATGGAGAAAGTAAATAGTTGCCAATACTGTTCCAGTACATTTAAAAGTGCAACAACTTTGAAAACACACTTGATAACAAGCAAAAAGTGTTTAAAAAAAAGAGGATTGCCTATTGAGTCTAAGTTTATATGTGGTGGATGTAATCATGTTTTTATGACAAAATTGAATATTAATGTTCATCAAGAAACGTGTAAGGATTTTATAGTATTGAAAGCAGTTGAAGCCTGTAAAAAAGAAAATGAGGAGTTAACTCAAAAAAATCACCATAATATACTTTACATAAAAGAGTTGCAACAAAAACTTGAAAAATCAGAAAAAATTATAACTGAACAAAATAAAAAAATAATAAATAATGAAGATAGTATAATAGAGCTTGAACAAATGCTTGTTAATCATGAAAACACAATAAAAGAACTTCAAATCAGACTTGAAAAAACTACAGTAGATCAAGAAAAATATTTAACACTTAAAGTTCGCTACGAAGAACTTGAAAAAAATAAAGTTGACCATGAAAAATACAATAAATTACAAGGGCGTTTTGAAGAGCTTGAAAAACAACACGATTTGCTTGAAAAGCAACACGATAAAACCATCTGCAAACTTGAGCTAAAAATCGCTCAATGCGACTCGTTTATCCAGACACTTGCGCGCGAAGGCAGTAACAAGGTCACAACGACGCACAATACCGTCAACAATACTATCCGCAATCAGCTGTCGTCCACCTATACGGTCGATAGTTTGGAGCCCAAACAGTTGGAGGATACGATGCGCCAGCATTATACTGAACGAGATTTTTTTGGTGGCCAGAAACGCCTTGCTGGGTTTTGCGTCGATCACATTATCAAAACGCCCGATAATAAAATGATGGTGTGCTGTACCGACGTGTCGCGTAAAAAATTCAAGATTTTAGATATCCAAGGAAATCTAAAAGAGGACATTGAAGCCCGTTTATTGTGTAAAAAACTTACAGTGCCTGTAAAGATGATTACCAAGGAAATATACGATACGGTAATTGAGCGCATTGAAGCGGAAAGGGATCGTTTATCGTCGGATGACCGGTCACGGCGTGAAAAGTTGTTGGATGATTCGATGCGCGCCCAACAGATGTATATGGACAATTTAAATTTCGATGACCTTAATTATAATCAGGATTTTATGCACGAATTGTGCGTCCTTTTGAATGCGTAAAATTAGTTATACTTTTTTTAGTTTTCTTTTTTAGACTCGTCTTTTTACTTTTCTCTTTACTTTTCTCTTTACTCTTTTTAGATTTTTTTAGACTCGTCTTTTTACTCTTTTTTTTACTTTTAAATTGACTTTCACCCTTGATAAGAGCTTCAAAATTTTTATCAAAATTAAAATCTGTTTTCAATCTTTCCAAAAAAAATTGTTTTTTTACAGGATCTTTCAAAAATGAACAAATTACCAAAATTTTATCATAAAAATCTTTAATCATCCAATACTCAAACTTAAAAGGGCTAGAGCCAAGGCAAGTAAAAGTAAATGAGTCTTTATCATAATTTGTTATTTTACACTCTTCATTTTTCTCAAAATAATTTATCCAACCAATATCTGGTAAAACGTTGACTTTACCACTTAAATGATTGTACAATGACAGTATTTGTAAAGACAGTTGTTTTTTATGTTGGTGTAAATCAAATAAAACGATTTTTCCCAAAGATATTCCTTCAAAGTAAGACTGATCGCATGTAAGTACACAATAAATTTTTGACTTGTTTAAGCTATTCAAAAAAGATAAAGAATCGAGAACATCATAAAACTCAATAGTTTTTTTTCCATTTATCCGTAATTCATTTCCTGATATTTGTTCTATGACAGGAGGAAGCATCTCCTTCTCTTCTTTCTTCTCTTCCTTTGCGTCTTCTCCAAAAATAATGTCAGAAAAAGTTCTGTATTTTAAAATTAAATCAAAACATGATTTATTTATTTTTATATGTGAAGTTTCTTCCATTAAAATTAAATATTTTAATTTATGCATCATTAAAAGTCCATATGGAGTTATAGAAGTTTCATTCTCGTTTACTTTTCCAAAATAACAAAAAGTGTAGTCACCTTGTACATAGGGTTTTTGCAACTTTCTATGATCTACAATATTTATACCTAAACATTTTTGTTTTTTAGAGACATCTTCGCTATAGCCAGGTGAATAAAACCCAATACTACAACGTCCACCTTCTGCGAAACTTAAAGTTTTAACCTCAGGCTCCTCAAAACTTTTATGAAAATCTATTTTATACTTGTCATTAATTAATAGTCTCAAAATAGTCTCACTTGTAAACTGTTTTTTTTCTAAAGATTTCAATTCTTTGGATAAAATTATTCTTAAATCAACTCCTATTCTCTTGAATGGTAGTAAAAAACTGAAAACATTTTTAATCCATGTATACCAAAATCTGACATTTGTACCACTTAATAAAAAGTCATTTAGTATTTTACCGTTTAATGTACATCTATAAGGAAATTTGTCATGTATTTTTGTGTTATTTTAGTAAGATCATGTTCTTTATAGTCACTATCTTCTATTATTTGTTTTTTTATACTAGCATATTCATTTTTTACCTTTTTTAAAAGTTTATATAACTCTGCTTTCATATCGCTTAAGCTTAAATGACTATCGTCCATTTCCGTATCTGGATCAAAGAGTTTATTATATTGAAAACGTAAATAAATTAAAATCGTTGAAATATGATGATATATATTTTCTGTAATTGTAAAGTTTGATTCGTCTTTAATTATTTTGTCTTTATCAACAATAATCCGACTATGACCAAAATCAACGTTTACCTTTTTATCTTTTATTACAGGTTGAGACGGCTGACAATTTTTTTTAAATTCTGATTCCATATTTTTATAATGTTCTAGAATGTTATCGTATATATTTACAATAACAAGATAAATATTTTCAGGACGAATTTCCATACTTATTAATTTTTCAATCATTTTTTTTGTAGTAGAGAAGTCGCCTGCCCCATCTAACATTGGATAAGTAAATATAACAATTTTTTGGTTTATAGGATCCCATGCCATTTTATAAAATAAAACATAAAATATGTAATTTATCTGTCTTTCTACTATATTTAACGACAAAATCAGTAGGTTTAAAGATATACTATTTAATATAGACGAAAGATGTTTCCCTTAACCCGTGATCGAATCGATTACACCGAGTTGCCAATCGGCAAACTGCTTGATCGGATGCGTTTGCCACCTTTTCAACGTGTCAAAAATGAGCATCACGCCAATGAGATGTATGAGAATGTAAAGTTGTATTACGAAACGCACCGCGATGTGGTATTCACGGGAAGCATTTCGGTGGGGTCGTATCCGGAGAAAAACGAATACATTGTGTTTGATGGCCAGCATCGTCTGCACGTCCTTGACAAACTTCGTGCGACATTTCCAGAGATTCAAACGGTTACCATACGCGTGGACCGTTATTTGATCAATACAGAGGAGGAGATGTATAGATTGTACCACATTATCAATCAAAACGTGCCAGTACAATTGTTTCGAGGCTTGATGGCATCGTGC